TACCAGTGTTCACTGCATCAGCAGACACTATTGACGTAGAAATTCATGCGTCAGGTGGAACTATCACTGGTGGTATTATACGTGTATATGCTGTCTGTGTGATGATGGATGATATATCACAGTCCACATCTGCTAATGAAGTAGATCGTGATCTACTAGCATAAAGCAACTTTAGGGGCTGACTTAGGTTGGCCCCTTTAGCTTATTTAAGGAAAAAATATGGCTTTAACATTTCTCTCGTTAACTAACGATGTAATTACAAGA